ATAAATTCAATTCACATTACAGGCTCTCTTGCGCTCTACTAAAATGTAGTATATAGTTTTATTACTATACAAATAAGTTTATGTAGACGCGTATAGTCGACGGCCTAGAGACTACATAAACGTAACTAGGAGGATAACACTATGGCAAACACTACGTTCCAAGGACCAGTAACATCCAAAGCAGGATTTATTACTACAGGTCCGGCTAATGTTGTAGACGCTGACTCTAGTGTATCATTAACAGTTGCTACCCATTCAGGTAGAATTGTACACAATGATGCAGCAGGAGCGGTCACTTACACATTACCAGCGACAAACGCAAATTCTGATTCTGCAGTTGCAGGACCAGGCGCTGATCTAAACAACCTATCTAATGTTGGTGCGAAATTTGAAATCTTTGCTTCACTTACGAAGACTGGAGATTTTGTTGTACAAGTTGCAAACGCAACTGATGTTATGATTGGAAGTGCATCATTTATTGATGATACATCTGATAACATGGTTGGTTTTGAAACAGCTTCAACATCTGATACTATTACTTTAAACGGTAGTACGACAGGTGGTGTTACATTTGCAAAAGTTGAATGTACGGTACTTGCTTCAGGTAAATGGAAAGTTGACGTGATTTCAGGTTGTACTGGAACACCAGCAACTCCGTTTAGTGCGGCAGTAAGTTAATAATCAATTTAGTGTGGGCCTTCGGGCCCATACTTAAATTTTAAGGAGAACAAAAATATGAAGGGTGACGTAAAAGCAGTTAGAGTTACAGCTACCGGAGCAGTATTTGCAGGAAGAACAAGACTACGAGGACTTGTCCTTGCTTCTGATGCGGGTGGTGCTGGGACTATAATTCTTCAAGACAATACAGACAGCACAACTTTGTTTCAAGCTGACGTTCCTAATGGAGATGTTTTTTCAATGAACATTCCTGAAGATGGAATTTTATTTCCAGGTGGAATGAAAGTCTCAACTATTACAAACATAGATGCAGCTACTTTATTGATTGATAAGTAGGAGGTTAAATGGCTAACACTACCTCTGGAACAGCAACGTTTGATAAGAATTTTTCTATTGATGAGATAATAGAAGAAGCTTACGAGCGTATTGGGCAACAAAACGTTTCAGGTTATCAACTTAAATCTGCAAGAAGATCTCTTAATATTCTATTTCAAGAATGGGCTAATAGAGGTTTACACTATTGGGAAGTTGCAAATAATAATATTACTTTAGTTGCAGACCAAGCAGTGTACACAATGTTTAGATCCACAGGAGATGGAACTTCTGATGCAACAGCTGTATATGGTGTAGATGATATATTAGAAGCTTCATATAGAAATTCTAACGTAGACTCACCTCTTACAAAAATAAATAGATCTCAATACCAAGCATTATCTAATAAAACTTCTACAGGTCAACCATCACAATATTTTGTTCAAAGGTTTATAGATAAAGTTACTATAACTTTATATTTAACACCTGGGTCAAGTGAAGCAGGTAAATTTATAAATTATTATTATGTAAAAAGAATTCAAGATGTAGGTGATTATACAAATGCAACTGATGTTCCTTATCGTTTTGTACCTTGCATGGTCGCTGGTTTAGCATATTATCTTGCAATTAAAAATGCACCTCAATCAGTTCAGATGTTAAAAATGTTATATGAAGATGAATTACAAAGAGCTTTAGCAGAGGACGGTTCATCATCTAGCACTTATATTAGTCCTAAAGTTTATTATCCGGAGGCGTAATGGCATTATCTTCAGGAAAATTTGCAAAATTTATATCAGATAGATCAGGACAAGAGTTCCCATATTCAGAAATGGTTATTGAATGGAATGGAGCTAGAGTTCATATATCTGAGTTTGAAAAAAAACACCCACAGATACAACCAAAAGCACATTCAGCAGATGCACAAGGTTTATTAAATGCAAGACCGGATAGAACAGAACCTGCAGTAGCTAGAGTTTTAATTTTAAACCCATTTACAATTACAAATGGTTCTACAACAGTAACTGTATTTGAAGAAAATCATGGTAGATCTACAAGTGATACTGTAAGATTTAGAAATGGAGAGGGTTCTTTTGGTATAACAAGCGCAGATATAAATAAATCTGCAGGATTTACAATTACTAAAGTTAATGCTAATAATTACACATTTACAGCTGCTGGAACAGCAACTGCAAGTACAAATATTGGAGGAGGAAGTTTATCGGCTGGTCCGGTAACACTAACAGCATAATGGCAGGATTAAGTGCATCAGGATTAAAAACACAAATTAAAAGTTATACTGAAACAGACTCTAATGTTTTAACAGACGCTGTATTAGAAAATATTATTTTAAATGCTCAATATAAAATATTTAGAGATGTTCCATCAGATTCAAATAGAAAACAACAATTAGGTAATTTAGTTGCTGGACAAGAGTCTATTAACTGTCCTGCAGGAGCTGTATTTATTAGAGGAATACAAGTTTATGATACAGCAGGATCAGAAACTACAGGCGCCAATAGATGGTTAGAGAAAAAAGATTATACATATTTACAAGAGTTTCAGGATGTAACTGGAACCTCCGCTGCTCAAGGTCAACCTAAATATTATGCTATGTTTGGTGGTGCTACAGGAGAGTCAGATACTACATCTGGACGTATAGCTTTTGCTCCAGTTCCTAATACTACATATAGATTTAGAGTTCATTTTGATAAAGCACCTGATCTTTTAGAAAATAATGATACTAATTATATTAGTTTAAACTTTCCAAACGGCTTATTATATGCATGTTTAGTAGAAGCTTATGGCTTCTTAAAAGGTCCAATGGATATGTTGACACTATATGAAAATAAGTATAAACAAGAAGTACAGAAGTTTGCTGCAGAGCAACTCGGTAGACGTAAAAGGGACGACTACACAGACGGAACAGTCCGTATTCCAGTTCCTTCTCCGTCACCATAAAAGGAGATAAGTTATGGCAATATCATCGGCAATATGTTCAAGCTTTAAACAAGAGCTTTTACAAGGAAAACACAGTTTTGAATCTTCAGGTGGGCATACTTTTAAGCTTGCTTTATTTGATAGTGATGCTTCTTTAGGAGCTTCTACAACAGACTATTCAACATCAGAAGAAATTACAAATACATCAGGTTCCGCTTATACTGCAGGTGGTGCAGCTCTTACAAATTCAGGAGTTTCATTATCTTCAACAACTGCATTTACAGATTTTTCAGATGTAACTTATTCATCTGCATCTTTCACCGCAAACGGTGCTATGATCTACAACACAACAACAAATGGTGGTTCAAGTACGACAGACGCTGTAGCAATTATAGCTTTTGGTGGTGACAAGACAGCAAGTAATGGAACATTCAAAATAGAATTTCCAACAGCAGACGCAAGTAACGCAATCATCAGATTAGCATAGGAGGCCGACCATGTCGGTATCTTCAGGATGGGGCAGGTTTACCTGGGGCCAAGCTAATTGGAATGCAGACACAACTCTTAAAACAGGTTGGGGTGCAAAGTCTTGGGGTGAAGATGAGTGGAACGAATTAAAAGACGCTGTCGCTCAACCATCCGGTCTTTCTATAACAGCTAGCGTTGGTTCAGTTGACGTACCCGATGTAATTTTAACTTTAGCTGGTCAATCTTTTTCAGCTTCACAAGGAGAAGCATTTAATCCTGTAGTAACAGAAGGTGTATCAGCAACTTTTTCTATTGGCTCTGTTACTGTAGATGATGTTCACCAAGGTCTATCTTCAAGTGCAATTACTGCAGTTTTAGGAGCTCCAACAGTTGCAGATATGGTTGTTGGTTTATCAGGTCAATCATTTACCGTTTCACAAGGAACAGCAAAAGCACCAAATGAAACAGTATTACCATCTGGTTTATCTATAACTTCAACTCAAGGAACTGCTACTGGTACATCTTCACAAGAAGCAGATTTAACAGGTCAATCAATAACATCTAGTTTAGGAACAGTTACAATACCAAATGATACAGCTTTAATTTCCGGTGTTTCTGCAACATTTAATTTAGGGTCTATTGTAGGACTAGGAGGAGCGGTAGCTCAACCAACAGGACAGTCCTCTACGGCCTCTGTTGGATCATTAACTGTAGAAGAAGGTTTAGGATTAACTGGTCAATCATTTAGTGCTAATGTAGGATCAATATCTTTAGTAGATATTCAGGTTGGATTAACTGGTCAATCAGCAACATTTAGTATAGGAGCTGTTGATATATTTGCTTATGGCGATGTTGACACTGGTTCAAATACGTCTTATAGTAATATTTCAACAGGTTCGAATAGTACAATTTCGGATGTTGCAACTGGATCAAATACAAGTTATAGTGACGCTGCATAGGAGATAAATTATGGCATCAACATTTACACCTTTAGGTGTTGAACTTCAGGCTACCGGTGAAAACGCTGGAACTTGGGGAAATAAAACAAACGTAAATTTACAACTTATTGAACAAATAGCTGGTGGTTTTACAGCACAATCAATTGCTGGTGGTGCACAAACTACAGCATTAACTATCTCTGATTCTGGAACTGGTGATGTAGCAGGCCACAGAATGATTGACTTTACAGGTACAATTACTGGGAATCAAATTGTAACAATACCATTAGATGTTCAAACTTTTTATATTTTAAGAAATTCAACTTCAGGAGCTTATACAGTTCAGTTTAAATATACATCAGGCTCAGGATCTACATTTACTTTTTCAGCTACTAACAAAGGCACTGCAATAGTATTTGCAGCAGCAAACGATGGAACTAATCCAGACGTTATACAAATTCAAACTGGTGGAGATGTTGTTGATGATACATCACCACAATTAGGTGGCGATCTAGACACTAATTCATTTAATATTGCATTTGATGATGCACACGGAATTAATGATGAAAATGGAAACGAACAAGTAGTATTTCAAACAACATCATCTGCAGTAAACCAATTAGACATAACAAACGCTGCAACAGGTAATGCACCATCTATTCAAGCAACTGGTGGTGATTCTAATATAAGTTTAAAAGTTGGACCTAAAGGAACAGGTCTTATAGAAGTTTTAGGTGCAACAAACCCAGGTTCAATTCAACTTAACTGTGAATCTAATTCCCACGGGATTAAACTTACTTCACCTCCACATAGCTCTGGGCAGTCGTATGAGTTAAAATTTCCAACTGGAAATGTTACAGCAGACAGATTTTTAAAAGTAGCTTCGGTATCAGGTTCAGGCACAACAGGTATTGGTCAATTATCTTTTGCTGAAGTACAAGGCGGTACATCATGGCAAGCAGTTAAAACTTCTGATTTTACAGCTGCAGCTGGTGAAGGATATTTTATAAATACTACAAGTGGTGCAATAACAATGACTTTACCTGCAGGTGTTTTAGGAGAGGAAGTAGTATTTATTGATTATGCAGGAACGTTTGACACAAACAATTTAACTATTGCTTCAAACGGTTCAGAAAAAATTGTAGCTTCAACTAACGATTTAACGGTTGCAACAGAAAGAGCAGGAAATACTTTAGTTTATACAGATGGAACTCAAGGCTGGCTGTTAAAGAATAATTAAGGAGATTAATGACTACTTATAAATCTATAGTAGGCCAAAAAATCCAAAAGGTCAGTTCCAATCCACCTACTGCAAAAGGTGGTCAGGTTTGGTATAATACAACAACGGGTAGTTTAAAAGGGATTCCTTTTTTATCAGCATGGTCAGCTGGTGGAAATTTAATTGCTGAAAAAAATGGTAATGCATCTTTTGGAATACAAACAGCTGCGATTGCAACAGGTGGATCACCTTATACAAATACTGTACAAAAATATAATGGTACGGGTTTTTCTAATGTAACAAATTACCCTATAAATGTTGCATTTGCTGGAGCAGCAGGAACAGAAACAGCAGGTTTAGTTTTTGGTGGAATTAGTACTCCTCCTGGAAACACAAATTCTATCAATACAACAAACGAATATGACGGGTCAAGTTGGACTGGTGGTGGAAACATGAATAATCAAAGAAGTCAGTTTTCAGGTTTAGGAACTCAAACAGCAGCGGTTGCTGCACTTGGTTTTTTAAACACAACTACTACAACAGCTAATTCAGAAGAATATAATGGATCATCTTGGACTGCAGGAAATAGTGCTAACAACGCCAGAAGAAATACGGGTGCAGCAGGAATAGAAACAGCAGGTTTAGTTTTTGGAGGAGGTCCTCCAGCAGCACCTAATAATCATAGTGAAGAATATGATGGAACTTCTTGGAGTGAAGGAAATAATTTAAACACAGCACGATTAATGGGTGTGCAAACAGGTGCAGGAATACAAACAGATGCATTAGCTTTTGGTGGATCAGCAGATCCTCCTGTTACAAATGCAACAGAAAATTATGATGGAACTAGTTGGACAACTAATTCTGCTACTTTAGCTACAGCACGATATGCTCCTGGATGTGGAACATCAACAGCAGCGGTTGCGGCTGGGGGAAGGACTAATACAGCGAATGTAAGTGTCACAGAAGAATATAATAAATCAACAAACGTCGTTACTGGTGCAGCATGGGCATCAAGTGGTACTATGAATACAACAAGAAGATATTTTGCAGGTCTTGGAACAAGACCAGCTGCATTAGCTGCTGGTGGTTCGACATCATCACCAGGATTAAATGAAACAAATAACTCAGAAGAGTATAATGGTGTGTCATGGACTGAAGGAGATAATTTAAATACAGCTAGAGTTGGATTAGGTGGTGCAGGAGTTCAAACATCATCAATTGCTGCAGGTGGTAGAACACCAGGAAGTGTTGCTTCAACAGCTAGTGAAGAATATAATGGAACGTCTTGGACAGCTACACCTAGTTTAAGTACAGGAAGAAGATACGTAGCTGGTTTTGGAGCATCAGAAACAGCTGCAGTTGTAACTGGAGGAGTAGTTGGAGGAGCACCAGGTGCTGGAACAACACAAACAGCAACAGAACATTATAATGGTTCTAGCTGGACATCAGGAGGAGCATTAAATACTGCTAAAAAAATAACGAGTGGAAATACTTGTGGAACACAAACTGCTGGAATATATATAACCGACACTTCAGTTGAAGAATACAATGGTTCTGCTTGGTCAGAGCAAAATGATCCAAACAGAGGACCTTCTAGTGGAGGTGGTGGTGTCTGCGGATCTCAAACAGCTAGTTTGTTTGCAGGTAGTGATTCGATAGAAACTATTTGTGAATTATATGATGGAACTTCTTTTGTAACAACAGCGTCACTTGCAACAGGAAGAGGTTATTCTGGAGGAGCAGGAACTACAAGTGCAACAGGAACTATTTTTGGAGGATTTATAGGACCATCTTCACCTAAAACTACAGGTGTAACAGAAGAATTTACTGGAGAAACAACAGCAGTAAATATTAAAACATTAAGCACGAGTTAAAATTATGACGGATTATAAAAGTATAGTAGGAAAAGCAATTAAAGTATTAGACACAAATCCTGATAATGTTCAGGCCGAAGGTCAAATATGGTTTAATGAAACTACAGGTGAATATAAAAACCTTCTTAAATCAGAAGCATGGTCTACTGGTGGTGGGTTAGTCACACCAAGAAATGATTTAGCAGGTTGTGGAACACAAACAGCAGGGTTAGCTTTTGGTGGACAACAACCCCCAACAGTTTTAGCTGCAACAGAAGAATATAATGGAACAGGTTTTGTAAATAGTGGAGATTTGGGAACAGCAACAAAAGGTGGAGGAGGAGCAGGAACTCAAACAGCGGGGTTAGCGTTTGGAGGTAATTTTCCTGTTACTGATGTTACACAAGAATATGATGGTTCTTCTTGGACAGCAGGAGGAAGTATGGGTACTGGAAGATATGCCCTTGGAGGTGCAGGAATACAAACAGCTGGTTTAGCTTTTGGTGGTCGAGCACAACCAGATACTACTAATGCAACAGAAGAATATGATGGTTCATCTTGGACAGCAGGTGGTAACATGGCAAGAACTGGTGATACTCGAATTAGAATAGCAGGAGCAGGAATACAAACAGCTGGTTTAGCTTTTGGTGGACTTACTACAGCTTTAACAGAAGAATACGATGGTTCATCTTGGACTTCTGGTGGAAGTTTAAATACTGGAAGATGGTCACTAGGAGGATGTGGAATTCAAACGTCGGCATTAGCGTTTGGTGGCGCAGTTCCTCCAGACAGTGCACAAACTGCAACAGAAAAATATGATGGAACTAGTTGGACAGTAGCACCAGCATTGGCAACAGGAAGGTGGGAAATAGCAGGAGCAGGAACTCAAACAGCTGGTTTAGCTTTTGGAGGATATAATGGAAGCGCAAATTTATCATCTACAGAAGAATTTTCATCATCAACAACTGCTATTACAGGTTCTGCTTGGTCTAGTGGTGGTAACTTAGGACAAGGAAGAAGACACGGGGGAAGTGCGGGAACAGCAACCGCTGCTTTATATGCAGGTGGATTACCTTATAAAACTGCAGCCGAAGAATATAATGGATCATCTTGGTCAAATGGTGGTAATATGAATACCACAAGAACTTATTTATCTGGTTTTGGAACTCAAACAGCTGGATTTGCTACAATGGGATTTAGACAATCACCTCCAGGACCTAATACAAGCACTGAAGAATATGATGGATCTAGTTGGACAAACGCTCCTGCAGCACCTGCAGCAAATAATTTTAACGTTGGAGTTGGAATTCAAACAGCTGGTTTTGCAGCAGGCGGAGAAAGTGATAGAGATAGCACTATAGAATATAATGGAAGCAGTTGGACAGCTGGTGGAAACATGAATAATGATAGAGATAGAGCGGGAGGAGCTGGAACACAAACAGCAGGTTTTGTTTTTGGTGGTGAAGCACCACCAGGTAGATTAACCAGTAGCGAAAATTATAATGGAACAGCTTGGACAAGTGGATCAGCAACAAATTCTAATCATACTGATTGCGCAGGAGATGGAACTCAAACAGCTGCCATGGCTGCCACTGGATATGGTCCTGATAATAATGAATATAGAGGTGCTGAAATATATAATGGAACTGCTTGGATTAGTACGGCAATTTTATCATCAGGTAGACAAGGTCCAGGTGGTGCAGGAACAACCAGTGATATGATTGTTTTTGGAGGAAACACAGGTCCTAGCACTGCAACAGAAGAATTTACAGAAGGATCAGAAACTATAAACATTAAAACATTAACGACTAGCTAGTTGATTTTAATTATGATAAACGATATAACAATTTAAAAGGAGGAAGAAACTATGTCTACACACTTTATATATGGAGTAGCTGAAAACACTGGAAAAGGATTTTTTACTGCTAACGACAGACAAAAATTTTTTCTTAGAGGTTATCCCGCAAACGTTTGGATGATAGGTAATACTGTCGATGGCGCTATGTGGTTAGCTGAAAAGAATGGTGTTGAAAAGACAAAGGCAGAAGCACAAGCTTTAATTGACGCTGAAGTACAAGCGGCACAAGCTAGGTGGGATGCCTTATCTGATGAAGAAAAAGCTGCAAGACCAGATAACATTAGACCAAGTGACATAACTCTTCCGTAAGGTTTTTAAATGTCAGACTACCAAGATATACGAGGTACGAGAGTAAAATATTTATCTTCTGACCCGACGTTAGAATCGTCGTATGAAGGACAGGTTTGGTATAACTCAACTACAGGAGTTAATAAAACTTTAATAGAGGTCAAAGCTTTTACTTCCGCTGGTATCTTAACTAAGGGAAGATATGAATTAGGGGGTGTTGGAACACAAACAGCAGGTCTTGCTTTTGGAGGGAACAGAGCAGTAACTTCTCCAACAGGTTTACAAACTGATACAGAAGAATTTAATGGAACAGGTTGGACTAATGGAGGATCTTTACCAGCAGCAAAAGCCACCCAAGGTTTTGGAATTCAAACAGCAGCAGTTGCTTGTGGTGGAACAATTGCACCTAACCCAACTGCAGGAACAACAACAGAAGAATATAATGGAAGTAGTTGGACATCTGGAGGTGCTTTAAATACAGCCACAACTGGACAAGCGGCAAGCACTGGACTTGAAAGTGCAGGTCTTAGAGCAGGTGGAGGAAGTTCACCATCAGCTCGTTTAAGTGCTGTTGAAGAATACAACGGTTCTGCTTGGACAAGTGTTACATCTCTTCCTGCAGAAAGATTTGAATTTCAAGGAACAGGTCCTCAAACAGCTTCTTTTTTTACAGGAGGTAGTACTTCTGTAACAACAGAAACAGATGATACATTTAATTATGATGGAACAAATTGGACTTCAGGTCCTACAATGCCTTTTGGTTTAAGAAAACATGGTGTTTCAGGAAATTCAAGCACTGCTAATTTAAGTTTTGGAGGAGAACAAGCTCCTGGAGGAAGAAACTTATCTGTTTTATTTGATGGGTCTTCTTTTTCAGCAGATGCTACTTTAGGAACAGGTCGAAATGCTTTAGGAGGTTTTGGAGCTGCAAAAGCTGCAGTAGCTTGTGGAGGAAATAATGCTCCTAGTTATGAATTAACAGCAACAGAAGAATACAACTCAAGCATTAATGAAATTACAGTTGGAGCATGGGCAAGTGGTGGTAATTTGTTATACCCAAGATCAAGCATGGCTGGTGGTGGAACTCAAACCGCAGCTATTGAAGGTTCTGGATCACAAAATAATCCTGATACTTCTCCAACTACATCTAGTGAATATGATGGTAGTTCATGGACTGCGGGAAATACTACTCCTGCAAATTTTAGAGGTAATAATAGTGCAACAGGAACTCAGACTGCAGTTATCACTGGAGGCTTAAATAATGCTAGCAATACAGAAACTTTTGAATACAACGGTTCAAGTTGGACAGCAGGTGGAGATATTGGAACAGGAAGATATAAAGGAGGTTGTTTTGGAACACAAACAGCAGCGGCTTTCTGTGGAGGAAGAGTTAGTCCACCTACACTAAATAATGTAGAAGAATATAATGGATCATCATGGACAGCTGTTACTGCGATGCCTTTTGCAACTCGTCAAGTTGGAGCTGGAGGTACACAAACAGCTGGAATAATACATGGTGGATTTCAAGGCCCAACATCGCCACCTCTTTCGCCTACTAATTCTATTTCTAGAGGTAAACTTACTTTAGAATATGATGGGTCTAGTTGGACCACTGGTGGAAGTTCTAATACAGGGCGTGATACTAGTGCTTCCTCTGGAATTCAAACTCTTTTAAATGTTGCATGTGGTAATACTGATGTTAATAATAATTCAAATACAACAGAAAACTATAACGGCACTAGTTGGGTAACAGGTCCAAATACATCTATTGGTAGAGCGGACCGTGCATCGGCTAGTTCAAGAACTAGCGCAGTTGGAACTGCGTGTTTAATATTTGGAGGTACACCTTCTGGTGGTAGTCCAGAAGATTCAAATAATACAGAAGAATTTACGGCTGAAACAACAGCTATAGCGTCCAAGACATTGACAACTAGTTAATATAGTTTATAGTCATTAACGAAAGGATATTATGACAGAAAAAAGAAACATACATGCGCTTATTGAAAAAGAAGCACCAAGTTTAAATAATTTATTAGATCCAGAGGACGTCAAAGAGTTTAAGGCTATGACAGCCGAGCTTCGAGATACATGGACTAAGAAGCAAGTTTTTAGAACAGAGACAGAAATGAGAATGTCTGTGTTACAAGATGCAAAGTACCCAACTAAAGCTTCAAAGTATTGGCAATGCGTTAGAGAGCAAAACGTATTTTTAGAAAACTTAATGAGTCTATCATTTGATTGCAGACGTCATGAAGCAAAAGTTAAATGGTTAGAAAAAAAAGTAGAGTCTGAAACTGATGATTATAAATTAGAAAAATATCAAATAGATTTAGATGAAGCTAGATATGGTTTAGCTAATATGCAACTTGTTGCAAGAGATAGAATGAGAGAAATTAAGTTATGGTCTACATTAAAAAAAGAATTTGACGATGGCACATTTGATACTCAAGATGTTAACAGACACCAGTTAGATTCATATCATTTAATTATGAAAAACAAAGCAGAGACATTAACATCAGGTTCATCACAAC